CAAGACTTTGATAACAAATCTGAAGCTGATGCTCATGTCGTTACTTATGGCGGCAAGGTAGTTCAAGGCTTAGATAATCAATTGGCTTACTGGGACGTAAGCGGTGACACTGCATCTAAGGACACCGACCAACTAGCAAAGGATCAACTGGCTGATAAGTGGGCAGCAATTAGAACACAACGTGACACGTTGATGGCTAAGTCAGACTGGATGTCTATGCCCGACAGTCCTGCTATTTCAGATGCTTGGAAAACTTATCGAAAAGCCTTGCGAGATTTACCTGCTAGTAAGTCTGACCCTAATGACATCGTTTGGCCTACAGCACCGTAAAGGATTAAAAAATGTCTGCATTAAAAACCGACACAATAACAACGATAACAGCCAACACCAATCTTACCCTGAATGGTACAGGAACTGGTGGGATTAGAATTGGTACAGGCTTTGGCGCGTTTCAACAGACAGCCTTTAGTGTCGGAACAAACACTAGTGGCACAGAAACTCTATCGGCTGTAAATGGAAACATACAAGCTGGTATCAACGGCGGTGCACATACTCTGGCTCCGCAAGCGCAACTTTCAACTATTGTTCTCCAGTATACAAATAATGGATCGGCTGGAACGCTGACTACTTCTGGTTATACAATTGTCACAGGCGATGATTTAACGACAACGAACGGCCACGACTTTATGCTCTACAGTACCGTAGTTGGCTCGTTTAAACACCTTAATGTGGTGGCTTTGCAATAATGTTAATGCCAATGTACTCATCTTATAATTCATCCACTCCTGTAACAGCCGCCTTTACTGCTAGTGCTGTGACAGGATCTAGTGCTACTGCGTACACGTTTTCTAGTCAGGCATTAGGAACGGCTGGCGCAACACGAATGATCGTTATTAATGTTACTGGTTCTTCGAATAGCGGAGGAGCAACCCCTATAAATACACTTACAGTCGCCGGGGTTTCAGCGGTTAAAGCAAAAGAACAAGTTTCCAGCGGGGAAGCGGGTTATTCACAAGATATTTGGTACGCACCTCTTGCTTCTGGCACATCTGGTGACGTTGTAGTCACATTTTCAGGCACACAAGCACGATGTGGCATTGGACTGATGGCTGTTTATGACGCTGATGATAGTCCCACCTTTACTAACGGGAACTCTGATGACCCAATGGTTGCTACAATTTCGTGTCCAGCAAAAGGAATAATTATTGGTTCTTGTACTATGAACGCAGACGAGGGCGTACCAACTACTACGTGGACAAACTTAACCGAAAAATACGATCAACAAGTTGAAAGCATACAAAGTCATAGCGGAGCATTTGCTACTTTTGATTCGGCTCAAACAGATTTAACTATAACTAGTAACCCTAACGTAGCGGTGAGTCGCAGAGCAATGCCACTTGCTGCTTGGGGTCCAGCGGGTGACGCAGCACCAGAATACATCACGCTCGCATCTTCAGATTGGCAGGGCGATACTGGCTCTGCAAGTCTTGGCGCTGGTACAGTAAGCCTGACGGCTGGCGATAAGAATATTAGAACGGCTGACGCTTTGATCCCCGCTGGCGTAGACTTTGACTTTGAAGCTACCTTTGCAACAACTTCAGGCACACAAGCAATGGGAATTACAGATAACGGTACAGGTACTGGCGCAATGCAACCTACAACAACTAATCCTATTTTTACTGCTCGTAACGCTGGGGGCGATGCGAGGGGATGGCAAAATGGAAATAGTGTCGTAGAAGCTGGTAAGTCGGCGGGTTGGTTTGGAGGAAACACTATTGGGTTTTCTCGTAGAGGGGCTGTAATTTACGGATTGATTGATGGATCGTTAGACCGCACATTTTCGGGTGCGACAACAAGCAAAGCTGTTAAATTCTTTTTCGGTTCGTCTGGCAGCGGAGCATGGGACGTAGGTGCTACGAATGTTCGTTACAGGCGTGGCGGTGGACTGCCAGATATATCGTAAAGTAATAATTTAAAGGAACTACTATGGACTATTTATTTCGCAAATCAGACAGTTCAGCTAATAGCCTTGGTGGCACAGTTGGTCGAGTTACGTTGCCAGAGATGCAAGGTGGCGATGTTGTTTTTACAGGCAACCAACGTCCGTTAGACTTAGGCAAATATGTTCTTGTCAAAGCTATTGAGGTGACCGAAGAGGTAACGTCTACTAAGAAGCGTGGCCCAACAACTACTGCGATAGACGGCGACAAGCAAACAGTAACGCTAACGCACACAGCCGTTGATCTTACCACTGCTGAAAAGGCACAAATAGAAATCAACAGGCTTGAGGCTTTGGAGACACCAACTAAATTAGCTGAAGCGGTGCTTACGGATGCGGGCAAGACTTGGTTACAGGACAATCGTAATCTAATTAAGACTGAACTTGATAAGTTGTAGGAAGTTAAATGCCTTTGTCGAAGATACAGTTCCGACCTGGGGTTAATCGTGAGACTACGTCTTACGGCGACGAAAATGGTTGGTTTAACTCAGACTTAATCCGTTTTCGAAAAGGTCGTCCTGAAAAGATGGGCGGTTGGTCTCGTCTAAGTAGCAATACCATAGAAGGAACGGGACGGTCTTTGCATACTTGGGCTGCATTGGACGGCTCTAAGTTCATGGGCCTTGGAACGGAAGCCAAGTTTTACATAGAACAAGGTGGTGGTTATAACGACATTACACCTATCAGGTCTACCGCCACTCTTGGATCTAATCCTTTAAAGACAGGATCTGTTGTTTCTGGTGCTACGGTAATTACCGTAACAGCCATAGCACATGGAGCGGTAACAGGAGATTATGTTACTTTTAGTGGTGCTACGGCAGTGGACGGTATAACCACGGCCCAATTAAACATTGAGCACAAAGTAACAGTTGTTGATTCTAACAGTTATCAAATAACAACTACAGGTACGGCCTCTTCTGGAACCACGGCTGGCGGTGGTTCCGCTGTTATTGCAAACTATCAGATCAACACAGGTCTTAATACTGTTGTAACAGGAACAGGCTTTGGAGCGGGTCTTTGGAGCGGTGTAACAACAGGATATTCTCAGACTACCCTTAACGATAGTGGTGGAATAAACGACAGTGTGACCTCGTTTACCTTAACAAGTGCGACTAACTTTGAAACAGCAGCGACTACAACAAGTGCAGATTTAACCGTTGCCAGTTCTTCTATTACCGTTGCAAATTCTAGCGGGTTTCCTGCTAGGGGTACGCTTATTATAGGTACTGAAAAAATACGTTACGGAACGAATGTAAGCAACGTGTTTGGTGATCTAACAAGAGCCGATGACGGAACGACAGTGGCTACTTCTTCCAGTGGTGATGCGGTTACCTTTGTTGGACTTATGTTGATTGGCAGTGAGTTAATTCAATACACAGGTAAATCTACTCATTTAATTAATGCAGGTGTTGTTCGAGGTGCTCGTGGAACTAGTGCCGCTTCTCATAGTGATGGAGCAACTGTCAAAGAAGCAAATGACTTTGTAGGATGGGGGTCATCTTCTAGCACTGCGGCAAACACAGGATCAAACATCCGCTTGTACAGTCAGGACAACTGGGGCGAAGACTTACTCCTTAATGTTTTTGATGGAACCCCGTACTACTGGGATAAGACACTGGGCCTTGGTTCACGGGCCACGGACCTTGCCTCTCAACCAAATGCGTCTGGTGCTCCTCTTATAACTCGCAGAATAATGGTTTCAGGTGCGGATCGACACGTAGTTTGTTTTGGCAGTAACCCTTTAAATGAGACGGCTCAAGACTTGTTGATGGTTCGCTGGTCCGACCAAGAGAACCCAGCGGATTGGACACCCACCGCTACAAACACGGCTGGTTCTCAACGTATATCGTCTGGATCAGAAATTATATCGGCACAAAAGACCCGTCAGGAAATGCTTATCTGGACGGATACAGCCCTTCATGCCATGCGGTTTACAGGCCCTCCGTTCACTTTTGGTTTCAGTATGTTAGCAAACAATGTGTCTATCATTGGACCAAACGCTGTAACAACAGTTGGCGACAAGGTCTTCTGGATGGACCGTGAGAACTTCTATGTCTACACAGGTCGTGTTCAGGTTATTCCCTGTACTCTTCTCAGATATGTGTTTGACGACATTAACCTAGATCAAAGCTTTAAATGCTTTGCGGCTTCCAACAAGATGTTTGACGAGGTGTTCTGGTTCTACCCTACGGCGGATTCTACTGAAATAGACCGCTACGTTAAGTTCAACTTTACGGAGAACACTTGGGATCTAGGAACATTATCGAGAACTGCTTGGGTTGACTATGGGATACACAACAATCCAAGAGCTTCTGGAATTTCTAACTCTACAAACTTTGTCTACATTCATGAGACCGGCGACGATGACGATGGCTCTGCTATGACTTCGTTTATTGAGTCCGCTGACTTTGACCTTGGGGACGGCGAACAGTTTATGTTTGTAAGTCGTTTAATACCAGACATTGACATCACAAGCACCAGTGCTACCGCCTCGGTAGATTACGTATTAAAGACCCGCAACTTCCCAGGAGATAGCTTGGCTACTAATTCTACTAATGTAGTAACCTCCAGCACTCAGCAATCTTTTCTTAGAAGCCGGTCAAGGCAGGCTGCGCTACGCATTGAAAGTTCTACGACCAACATAACGTGGACGCTGGGTGATCTTCGCCTTGATATACGTCCTGATGGGAGACGCTAGTGTCTAGTTTGCTCGATCACAGTATGCCCATGGCTCCAGATGAGTACGATGTCGATACGTTTGTTCGAATTTTGCGTGATCTTGAGATGGCTCTTACAAAAATAGACTTTCCTGCTGTTGTTAGCGGAGAAGATGATACCAATGGTTTGAACTGGTTTATGGACTGATGGCTTCTGCTTACAAGAACATAGTAACGACGGTAGGTTCTACAGGTGATGTAGTCGTATATACATGCCCAGCGGCTACCGAAGCACTTGTAAAGAACATCAATTTATACAATAGCCATACGGCGTCGATAGTGGTATTCTGCAAGATAGCCGACAGCTCCGCTTCGGCAACGGTATTTTTGCAGAAGATAACTTTGGCTACGTTGGCCTCTTCTTCTGCTACCGCAGACGTGTCATTTACAGGTCCTTTTGTATTAGAAACGGGTGACACACTCATATTTAACTGCGCTACCGCAGCAAAGATTCAAGTCTTTGCTAATGTTTTGGAGCTTTCCTGATGAGAGACAATTCTTTTAAATATTCTGGTGAACCTACAGCAGAATCGTTAGCTAGTGGCCTAGCCACTCTTGGTCGTTATGGTGACGACTACATGGTTCATGCTGCAGAAGGTGAGACTTTTGTTCCCAAAGAGATTTTAGAAGCTAATCCAGAGTTAAAAGAAAACTTGTTTAAGCAAATGACGATGATGGGTATTGAAAACCCAAATCGTTACGTTGTCGGCAATGAGTTTAACTCTATTAATCCTATAACAGGTCAGCCTGAGTTCTTCTTCAAAAAAATATTTAAGGCCGTTAAGAAGGTCGCTAAGAAAATTCTACCCGTTGCGGCTCCAATTATAGGCAATCTTATTGCACCGGGTATTGGAGGAATACTAGCATCAGGACTGACCTCTAAATTGACAGGCGGATCATGGGGAGATGCCGCTAAATCTATGGCTCTTAGTTATGGAGCAGGTGCTATTGGTCGAGGTCTTACAGGTGGTTTTAGCTATGACGCGACTCCTGGAAGTGGTTTAGCATTTAGCGGATCTGGTTTTGGAACAGGGTTACAGGAAGGTCTTACACAGCCGTTCTCTGCCTTCGGAAACCTTGCTTCTTCTGGTGCATCTAACCCTTTAGCTCAAGGTATTTTCGGTCCTAGAGCGTTGGCAGTACCGGGTGTATTTAGTGGTCTTGCAAATACTGATTTTGCTAAACAACCTTTTGGTGGTGGTGACGGCATTATGAGTAAGGTGTTCCCAAATTATAGTTCTACTCCTGTCACCCCCAATTTTTTAGGAGGTGACGGTAGAAATAAAGCTGTTGCAAGTGTTGCAGG